AAATATGCCGGGAAACCGGAGAGCTGTCCCTAGTGCAAGCGGAATTGACGTTTCCCGACCGCTGCATGTGCGCCGTGATTTGCGGGGATCACAACTGCTGGCGGGTAAGCCGCCGACTACACAGGAAAGAGGGGGCGCTGAAAAAAGGACATCCCTGCCAGATGCTGTACCGAACGTCCGAGAGGGCTGGCAATCAGGGTGTAATCCTCTTTTTTCCTGTGTGGTTCGTGGCAGGCAAACAGTGAGACACCTCACGCCACGGTGAACGTTCCACGCTGACCGGCGGGAAAGACTGCCAACTTCAACCGCATGCACTTTGGACGATCCGGCAATAGTCGGATATGGGCGCAGAGAGACCGGATAAGCGCGCGATGAGATGCCGGATATCTGCGGAGATGCAGGAGTCGGAAGTCATGACCCGGCGAACTGCATCAAGGGCGAAAGCTCCCCGATGCGCAAGCGAAAACAGAGTGCAGCCGGTTGTGGCGAGTCAGGGAAACCTGTTTGACTCATCCTCTGCCCGCCTTGAGAAACGGGCCAGCTGGCGAACCAGCCGCCACGACAGTTGCGCACATGGAGTGCAGCCTAATACACCGCACGGGACCGGGAAACCGGCCGCAAATCGCGATCTGACGCCGCTTGCGACGGCAAACGGATATCGCCCTGCCGACGGGTGGGGAATGGTGATTCAAGCATGGCGGCCGGGGAAGACCGGCATCCATAAAACGAAAACCCCGACTTGCCGGTCGGGGTCATGCAGACGATCGAGGAAATCAGAATGCAAAACGATGATACCACGGTTTTTAACTTCGGCGAGCGTGCCGACGAATTGATGACCGCATTGTCAGCCGCTGGTCTGCGCGGCATGAGCGCAGCGCAAGCGGATCTGGTAGTGGAAATGGGAAGGCTGTTGGACTTCGCCGCGCGCCGGTTTTCGTTCGTTTCGCGCCTTCCTGGGCCGCAGGCGCGGGCGATTATCAACCAGGCCGCCAATCACGCATTGGCCATGCGGATGCATGGCGCAACACTGCGCGGTACTGCTGGCGCGGAGATGCTGGAAGACCTGTGCGATGCGGCGCTCGGAAAGTTTGTCGAGCAAGCGCAGAAAAAGGCCGAGGAAGAGCAGGAAGAACAGATCGACTACATGACCGTCGAAGAAGCGATGACGATGCTCAAGTTGTCGCGGTTCAACGAGTTGGCCTACGCCCTTGGCGTGAGCGACAGCATCATCAAACGCTGGCGCAGCAACGGATTCATCCACCCGCGCCAAGTCAAAAAAATCCGTGATTTGTATCGCGGGATGGGGGTTGCGGCATGAAGAAGATTCTGCGCCCCAGCAAGCGAGACTACCTGCGCTACGATGCCCAGCGCTACGAAACCGACGGATTTATCGAGGTATCCGGCCGCGTCCGTGACCTGGCGCAAAAGCCGCGTTACTGGAAAATAACCGCCACGGCGCGGACGCGTGATCCAGAGACAGGGGAAAGGATGAAGCATCATTTCAACATCAAAGCCGATGATCGTTACACGCTGTCCGAGCTGGCTCCAATCGTGAATGACCGCATCCACGCCGAGGAAGATTACCTGCCGGACTGCGAGTCGGTCATGGTAGTGGCAAGGGTGATGCTGTGATCGTAATCAACGAAACAGAAATCCCGCATGACGTACAGCGCTCCAACTGCCCGGTGCGTCGTGGCAACTGGATCATCCAGCGCGCGGAATCGGCAGGTCTGATGATGCCGCTGATTGTCAACAAAACTGATGACGGCGCTATTGTCGTCAGGGGTGTGAGACGTGAGCAAAAACCCATTCGATGGCCAGCCTAATGCGTGGCCGGATTCGATCATCATCGTCATATGCGTCGTTGTCATCGGCTACATGATTTTTGTGATGTGGCCGATGCTGGCGATGGTCTGGATGTTGGTTGCGTGGTAAAATAGTGCGTCGGCGTGGTGTGGAAACCGCAATGACAACAGACTGACGGGCTAACGAGCCTTTGCCTCTCCGGTGTTCCCTGTGCGTGACTTTTGCCTGTCAGTCATCGCGCCCAGGGTTTTCCACCACCGGAGAGGCAAGGGCTTTTTTGTGGGTGATTTATGGACTACACAGATTTTCTGGACAGAAAAACACAGGGCGGCGCTGACTCGGGGTTTAGTCCGCTCTGGATTCCAGACTTCCTTTTTGACTTCCAGTTGGACCTAGTCGAATGGGCAATCACGAAAGGACGTGCAGCTATCTTGGCCGACTGCGGACTTGGTAAAACCGCCATGGGATTAACGTGGGCGTCAAATGTCGCTCGCAAGACAGGCAAGCCGGTTCTTTATCTGACCCCGCTTGCTGTCGGTGCTCAAACGGTACGCGAGGCCGAGAAGTTCGGGATAGATGCCCGGCATGTTCGCGACGGGTCAAGCAATGGGCATATCATCGTTACCAACTACGAAAAGTTGCATATGTTCAATCCGGCTGATTTTGGCGGGGTTGTGTGCGATGAGTCCAGCATCCTGAAATCTTTCAATGGTACTCGCAAAACGGAAATAACGGCATTTATGCGCAAGACGCCGTATCGGTTGTTGCAGACCGCGACGGCAGCGCCGAATGATTTTATTGAGCTTGGAACATCATCGGAGGCGCTTGGGTACCTGGGCTACATGGATATGCTGAACAAGTTCTTTAAGAACGACATGAATAACAGCGCACAGGGCCGCATGGGTGGGCAGGTTATCAAGTGGCGACTCAAGGGTCATGCCGAGATTCCGTTTTGGCGGTGGGTGTGTTCCTGGGCGCGGTCTGTGCGCAAGCCGTCTGACATTGGGTTTGATGACTCCGCGTTCATCCTGCCGCCGCTGACCGAGATTGAGCATGTTGTCGAGGCCAACACGCTCGGTGACGGAATGTTGTTCGCCATGCCTGCACACGGATTGCAGGAGCGACGCGAGGAAATGCGCCGGACGATTACCGAGCGTTGCGAGAAGGCCGCATCACTGGTCAACGGCACCGGTCAACCGGCGCTTGTCTGGTGCAACCTGAACGATGAGGGCGACCTGTTGGAAAAACTGATTCCCGACGCGGTGCAGGTTAGCGGATCTGATTCAGATGACCGCAAGGAGTCCAAGCTGGAAGCGTTTGCGCGAGGCGAATCGCGGGTACTGATTACTAAGCCGAAAATTGGCGCATGGGGATTGAACTTTCAGCACTGCAACCATGTCACGTATTTTCCGTCGGACAGTTTCGAGCAGTATTACCAGTCTGTCCGTCGCTGCTGGCGTTTCGGACAACAGCGCCCGGTCACGGTTGACCTAATTACGACCGAGGGCGGTGATTCAATCCTGAAAAACATGAAGCGAAAATCAGATCAAGCTGATGCGATGTTTTCAAACTTGGTCAATCAGATGAATAACGCCATCGCGATTGACCGCAAAAACAACATGACCAACAACCTGGAGTTGCCAAAATGGCTGTAATCGACCAAGTGATAAACGATAAGTTTGCAATCTACAACGGGGACTGCGTGGAGGTGATGCAGGGACTGCCGGACAACAGCATCCACCTGTCGATTTATTCGCCTCCGTTCGCCGGACTTTACCACTACAGCAGCTCCGAGCGGGACTTGTCGAATTGCGACGATTACGACACGTTCATGCTCCATTACGGATTTGTGGTCAAGGAGTTGAATCGCATCACCATGCCTGGTCGCGTGACATGCGTCCATTGCATGGATGTACCGCGAAGCAATAGCGGTACTGACAGCTATATTGATTTCCCCGGCGACATCATTCGATTGCATGAGGAAAATGGGTGGCGATTTACCGGCCGTCGCATGATCTGGAAAGAGCCGCTTGCCGTCCGTTTGCGCACGATGCAAAAAAACCTTGCTCATGCCTCGCTTGTCGCTGACTCGATTGATTGTGGTGTTGCTGCTGGCGACCAGTTGTTGACTTTCCGCAAGGTCGGAGAAAATCCGGTTCCTGTTGCTCATCCTGTGGGTATGCTGGATTACGCTGGTGAGCGCCAGATTCCGGCCGAATTGCTGCCGTATCGCGGGTGGAAGGGAAAGCAGACCGAGAACAGGTTTAGCCACTGGATTTGGCGTCAGTATGCGGATTGCATGTGGGATGACATTCGCATTGGTCGCGTTCTTCCTTATCGCGAGGGCCGTGATAGCGAGGACGAGAAACACGTGCATCCGTTGCAGTTGGACGTTATCGACCGCTGCGTGGTTCTGTTCAGTAATCCGGGCGAGGTTTGCTTTACCCCGTTTATGGGTGTTGGTTCTGAGGTATTTAGCCCCGTATCTCTTGGCCGTCGCGGTGTCGGCGCTGAATTGAAGCCGTCGTATTTCCGACAAGCCGTAAAAAATGTGCAGATGGCGGCGGCAGGTCAGAAGGACATTGCGGAGACTGAGGACTTATTTGCTGATTTTGACGAGGACTGATTTCCTGTTAAAATAACCCTCGCCGGTCCAGGGAGTCGAAACCCTACCGGCGATTGCGTTTCCGACCTTGGCAGGAAGGCGCGCAGTGGACGGAATCCAGGTGCGGACTTGAAGCCCTCTAGTCTGTGCCTTATGCAACATGGGAGCCTTTCCTGGATTCCTTCCCGTGTTGCTTGCCAAAGGTACAGAGTAGAGGGCTTTTTGTTGAGGTCAATATGGCACGAATCCGCACCATTAAGCCTGAGTTTTGGACATCCGAACAAGTCGTCGAATGCTCGACGATTGCTCGTCTACTGTTCATCGGCATGTGGAATTTCTGCGACGATGGCGGAAATCACCCGGCCAGCGCCAAGACTCTTAAGATGCAGATTTTCCCCGGCGACGACATCGCAATTTCCCAGATAGAATCATTGGTGGCCGAGCTTGTCGCTGCTGGTTTGCTGTCTGAATACCTCGCGGAAGGCCGCCGTTACTGGAATGTGACCGGATGGAAGCATCAAAAGATCGAGCGTCCATCCTACAAATATCCGCGACCAATCGACGACAATTCTCCGAATGATCGACGACAACTCGACGCGCGCCACCCCCCGGAAGGGAAGGGAAGGGAAGGGAAGGGAAAGGATGTTTCTTCTTCGATAGCTCCGACCGACGACGAATACTTCGCTTCGCTTGCCGAGCAAGAGCAAAAGCGCCAGGCTGAGGCCGATGCGCGCGTCAAGGTCGAGATGACATCGGACTGGCAGCCTGACCTGAAAGTGCTGGATGACCACCTGAAGTTCATGGGAACGAAAGTGCTGGTCAGCGGGCGAAAGGTCACATCAGCCGACCTGACCGACGAAATCACTTCTGACTTCCGTTCCGCCGGTCATCGCAAGCAGGAGCGCAGAACGAACCACGATTGGCATGGCGGCCTTGCAAACTACCTGATAGCCCGTATCAAGAACCCAAAGCCGGAAACGCCTAAAAACAGCCTTCCCGGCGGTCAGAACGGCACCGGCGAACCGCCGAGACACCGCCTGGCCTTCACCGACGAAAAAGACCGGCCAAAATATGGCACTTACGCCCTGATGAAACCGGAGCCGGTCAAGATCGCCAACGACCCGAACGACCCGGTGTGGATTGCGCGCAAGGCCGAACTCTGGAGCTACCTCAAATGAGCGAGATCGAAGCCGTACTGGACACCTTGCCGCACTCGCTGACAATGGAGCATGCGGTTATCGGCGGGTTACTGACCGGCGAAGGATGGGACGAAGTTTCAGGCATCCTGACCGAACAGGATTTCTACAGCCCTCGCCATGCCGTCATGTTCCGTGGATTCGCGGCGCTGTCCGCCACTGGCAAGCCAACAGATCCGATAACCCTGCTGGACTGGCTTACCGCGCACCAGCTTGACATGAAGGCAGGCGGGGAAGCCTACCTGGTCGACATCCTGAAAAACTCACCGGCTACCACGGTCAACCTGAAAAACTACGCGCACCGAGTGCATGATCTGGCCGTGCGTCGAAAGCTGTGCATGATCGGGGAAAGCATCCGCGAAATGGCGGCGGACAAGGCGCGAGAACTGCCAGACCTGCTGTCGGAGTCGGACGCCATGATTTCCGCGCTGCTGGCTGGCCGCATCGGTTCAGGGTTCCGGATGGTGGACGGCATCAAGCTGATGCGTGACGTTTTCGATGATTCTGTGCGCGCATCGGACAACCCCGGAATCAGTGGCATTACGACAGGCATCCACGACCTGGATGAAAAGACCGACGGATTGCAGAAGGCCAACAGCATCGTCATTGCTGCACCTCCAAGCATGGGAAAGACCACATTTGCCATGAATCTTGTAACAGCCGCCTTGCCGCATGTGCAGTTTCCGATTGTGGTATTCAGCATGGAAATGCCCGCTCTGGACATTGGTCGGCGCATGATTTCCGGCGTATCCGGCGTGAGCTATGCCAGCATCAAGCGCGGCCTGATATTCACGGGAGATGCGAAAGACAGCACCAAGCTGGCATCGCACATGCCGAAGTTGCAATCCCAGAACCTGATAATTTGCGATGAGGCAGGATTAACCCCGGCTTTGATGCGTTCGGTACTGCGCCAGGTTGCCAAGCGTCACGGCGGCGTCAGCATGGCGGCGGTGGACTACATCCAGCTTATGGACGCGAACAAATCGCTACCGAACAACCGCAACCAGGAGCTAACCGGAATCAGCCGCGACATTAAGCGCATGGCAATGGATTTCAATATCCCGTTTCTTGTCATTAGCCAGTTGACGAAGGACGTGGAGAAAATGAAACGCCGACCGACAAACGGCGACCTGCGCGAGTCTGGAGCCATCGCCCAGGATGCGGACATGATTATGATGGTTCACCGCCAAGAGAAATACGACGAAGACCCAAAACAAGAGGACATCGGAAAGGCGGAAATCATCATAACTAAAAACCGGAATGGCGAGTGCGGAATAGTCCACTGTGGATACGACGGCCCGACATTTACGTTTTACGACCTTGGGGGAAACAAATCATGGTGACAGTTGAGCGCGACGGCGCATATCTGATCTTCAAGCGCGACGGCGTCGAGTTTTACGACACGGCGATTCCTGCGCAGGCCGACGTTGGCAGGCTGATGCGCCACCTGAGCGACAAGATGTGGTTTTCAGAAGTGCGCGTGGAAACACTGCGCCTTATCAACGAAAAAGGGGACGAATGATGGCGGCAAAGATGAAAGAACAGGCTGCTGCGCTTGGTCTAACCTACGGCGAATATCTGCGGCAACTGGCCGAGTGCGGGGATACCATCCTTGAAATATCGCTGCGCGTCGGCGTCAACTCGTCACGGATTTATTACGAATGGCACCGATACGGGATGAAAAAGCGACGCTCCAAAGACTTTGAGTTTTTGGGCGTTGTTGACAGCCTGAAGGGCCACTGCGAGGCGCTGGATCTGAACGTGAACATTGTCCGGCTGAATGTTTTCCACAAGCGGATGTCTCCAGCGGATGCTCTGCGCGAGATGCTAGCCGAACAGCAGGCTGATGAGTTGCGGGAGATGGGCGCGGCATGACGCCAAGACACGCGGCGCTTCTGGACCATGCATCCGTTGTCGGCGCGACGTGCTGCCACCCGATGTCAGGCCGCTACTGCGCTGTTGGTCGGGAGTTGTGGCTTGATTACCGAGCGGAGTGCGTTGCGCGTGGCGGCAGGGATGCGATGGAGATGGTTAGGCACCAGTCGCCGGAATGGGCGGATGAGATTAAGCGCCGCGCGCTGGAGTTGATTGATGCAGGCAGAATTACAGATTGAGCCGGAATGCCCTGGTCATGACAAATGCCCGGTGGCAATGTGCGGGTGTCGCTGGCTGGATACCGGGTTACCGTGGTCGGAGGACAAGAGCGATGATCGAAACGACGATGCTTCTTGACGGTGTTGAACTGCCTTACCCGCCGTCGGTAAACCACTACTGGAAATCCGGTCGCGACCGCTCAGGCAGGCCGATGCGCTATCTGACGGCCGCCGCCAATGAGTTTAAGCGCGTCGTGCGCCTCCTGTGCGGCCGAAAACAGGCGTTTTCCGGTCGTGTTGGGGTCAAGGTGCTGGTCTGGATGCCGGACCGCCGTATTCGCGATTTGGATAATCTTTTGAAAGGCGTCCTCGACAGCATCAGCGCGGCCGGAGTGATCGTTGATGACTGCCAAGTTGACGAAATTCAGATGCGGCGCGAGGGAGTGACGAAAGGCGGGAAGATTCAGGTGTGGGTGTGGGGGATTGCTTAGTCATGCCGCTCCGTTTGCTGTTGCAACTCATGCAAACCGTGGCTACCATGTAACCATTCTCCCTTTGGCGTACCCCCGCCCTTTTTTCTTCGAGGCCGCCATGCAAATAACCGCCTGCCCGATTGCGCTACCTATAGGCAAACTGGCGGCAATTGCTGGCGTCAAATACATTGCGGTCCACTGTTCCGCCACGCGACCCACCGCATTGATGGGAGTCCGCGACATCCACCGGATGCACGTCGAACGCGGATTTGCTTGCATCGGTTACCACTACGTCATCAAGCGAGACGGCACGATTGAGCGCGGCCGACCTGAGGACAAAATGGGCGCGCACGTCGAAGGCCACAACCGAGATAGCCTTGGCGTCTGTCTGATCGGCGGGATTGATGCCGACGGCAAGCCGAAGAACAATTTCACACAGCAGCAATTCGACAGCCTGCGCGCCCTGCTGAACAGCTTACACGCCAAATATCCGGCGGCCATCATCAAGGGACACCGAGACTATTTCGGCGACAGCAACAAGGACGGCAAGATTGACAGGCGCGACTGGCTGAAGGAATGCCCGTGTTTCGATGTCAAAACGTGGTGGGAGCAAAAATGAAATATCACGCCATCGGCTACCTGGTCATCCTGATGCTGCTCTCCGGATGCACATCATTTCCGGTCTGTCCTGAAATCAAGCTGGCCATGTGCCCGGCGTCGCAAAAATGAGAGGCCGCATCCGTGAGCCGTCGAGCTGGGGCAGCCTTGGTGCTATCCTGATGGGTATTGGCATCATGGACCCCGTCAACATGCCGGTATTATGGTTCGGCGTCGCCTGCTGCGTGGCTGGCATTGTCCTGAGGGAGCGGAAATAATGCGCGTGATTGTCATGGCGTTACTGTCCACCACGCCCGTGCTGGCACTGGCCGCAATGTCGCAGGGGTACATCGCGTGAAGCTCCGCGTGATGGAAACAGCCTTCGACGAGCTTTGCAAGGCGCTGCTTGTGCCGCTGCTGGCGTTTTTGATTGTG